GCCATTGTACAAGAGCTCAAAAAAAAGGTAATAACAAACCAGCTAAAAAGAAATGAGCGAAAAAAAGAAATTTAAAGATACTCAAGTCGGTAAGTTTTTACTGAATAAAATACCTGATGTCGTTGGTGCAGTTGCAGGAGATACATTAGCGGGAAATGTTATTCAAGCTATTATAGGCGGCTCAGAAATGACTGAGGAAGATAAATCCTATGCACTTAAAAAACTAGACTTAGAGCGTGCTGAAATAGATGGCACGACAAGGCGCTGGGTTGCAGACGCTAGATCAGGGAGTTGGCTTGCATCAAACGTCAGGCCTTTGGTATTAGTGTTTTTAACTATTAGTTATATTATAGGGTGGTATATGGGTTACCCCTTGGATTCAATTACTGGGTTATTAACAATTGTCATAGGGGGTTACTTCGGCTCTAGAGGCGTAGAAAAAGTATTTGGCAACTCAAAACATAAATAGTCTGTTAATATAAAATTTTTTAAAAAGTTTACATATTAAAAAAAAAGACTGTAACTTTGGTGGGTAAGTGGTAATTAATATTTAATTTTTATATAAAATATGGAAGATAATACTATTAGAAAATTAGCTGAAAAAATTGCTAAAGATTTTCAATTATCTGTTAAAGACAGAACAGATGCAATATTAGAAATGGATGCTATATCATATACTAATTTGGGCATTGATAGTTCAAAAACAGAAAAGAATAAAGTAAAGTCTGATAGTAAACATCTTTACAAGTTAATTAAAGGCTTTAACGAAACAGATGGAAAGCTTTTATTGAATCATTTAGATGCCTAAAGCTAAAAAACCAACAAGAAGCAAATTAGTTAAAAAGCTTGATTCTGTTTTTAGTCAGTATATAAGAAAAAAAAATGCTGATAAAAATGGAAACTGCAGTTGCTGTACTTGCGGAAAGGTTTTACATTGGAAAGAAATACAAGCTGGTCATTTTATGAGCCGCAAACATTACTCAATTAGATGGGATGAAAGGAATGTTCACCCTCAATGTGTCGCCTGTAATGTTTTTAGATATGGCGAACAATATAAATATTCAATTTTTTTAGGTAAAGAACTTGCAGATGTATTATATTTGCAAAGTAAGGAAATTAAAAAGTACACGACGGATGAGCTACAAAGTTCTATTGAACACTATGGCAAAATGTTAAAGGAGTACATTTTATAAACCTTTATTACTATTTTCTAGTAATTGTTTTTGTTCTTTGTTGAGGGGCGGCTTTAGGGTTTGCCCCTTTTTTTTTGATTATTTTAAAAATATTTTTGTTAATTATTTGTTTATATAAAAAAAGGTTGTATATTTACAAAGTAAAACAAAAACAAACACAATGAAAACAAAAGTAAACACAGACAACTTAGAACTAATAACTAGACAAGAGGTAAAACTTGAGGTATTTGAATTCAAATCTCATACACTTGGAGAACTATTTAAAGCAACAATTGTTAGAAATAGTGTTAACGAAATAATAAATGTTATATCAATAACAAGAAACAACGATAGAGAACATTTAACCAGTTGGGATTTTGAAAACGCTAGTCACGACTTGCATAGGCAATTAGATTCCTTTTGGAGATCATAAATTATAAATAAGGGGTACAGGGTTAAAGTCCCGAGTCTACAATGAAACGTAACTCAAGTGAGTACCCCCTTTTACTATTTAAATAAAATTTATTACCTTTACACTATGGACAAAACAAAAGCAGAACTCTACGGAAAAGTACAAGAGTTAAAACACGAAAACGAGCAATTAAAAAAACAATTAATTTTAAAACAACAAAGCAATGAAAGAACAAAGCATTAATTTAAAGCTGTTTAACATACAGCAAGAGATTGGAACAATTAGCAAAGAGGCGAGTAACCCCTTTTTTAAATCAAAATACTTTGATATTAACTCACTTATAAAACAGCTTCAACCATTATTAAAGAAGCATAGGTTACTTCTACTTCAACCAATAGAAGAAGATATGGTAGTAAGTAAGTTAATTTGTATTGATGGAACTGGTGGTGTTGTAAGTGGTTTAAAACTACCAGCAATAACAGACCCTCAAAAATTAGGTTCTGCGATTACATATTATCGACGTTATACTTTAGCGAGTTTGTTAGGGCTACAAGCTGTAGACGATGACGCTAACATAGCATCAAATAAACAATTTAGTAAACCAATAGCGCAAACTAGAAAACCAGAAGCAGCGTGGAAACCGTAAAGCTATGGAAAAACAATACTGTAAAATAGGAAAAACATATATTAATCAAATAAATAAAAATGGAAATAACAGGAGTAATAATAAAGAAACAAGAAGAGCCAACAATAGGAACCAGCAAAGCAGGAAATGAATGGAAGAAACAAAGTATAGTGGTCAACACAGGTGGCGACTATCCACAGCTTCTACAGGTAGATTTTATGAATGCTAAGTGCGACCAGCTTGCAGCTTTTAACGTAGATAGTGAAGTTAAAGTAGCAATTAACTTAAACGGAAAAGAGTATAACGGTAAATACTACACTAATATAACAGGCTGGAAAGTTAGCAACCCAGATGATGAAGTTACAAGCGCAGATCAAAACCCTGCTAGAGATGATAATTTTGAATTTTAATTAAATACAGGGGGCTTAACGCCCCTTTTTTTTATGTTTAAAAAATATATAGTGGGTGACCCTTTTCCTGATGACTTTTGGAACTATAATATAAACGCTATTACAGGCTACAAAGTTGAAAAGAGGGAAGTTAATTCAAGTGAAGTTGAGAAAAAATATAGACAAATAACAAAGGCAATATGATAGCAACGACAAAGGACATACAAGAAAAAATATTAGATATAAAATATGGTAGAATAAAAGAAGGTTTAAAAATAGGCATACCTGAAATAGATGAATACCTGCGTTTTAAAAAAGCGAATTTTAATTTAATTATAGGTCACGCCAACGTAGGTAAGACAACAATTATAATTTACTTGTTTGTTTTATGGGCTATAAAACACAATTTAAAATTTTTAGTTTGGTCTAGCGAAAACACACCCCAAAGCATTGTAAGGAAAATAATTGAATTTAAAATGGCTTTGCCAATACAAGAAGCAAATGAAACGTTAATTAGCGAAGCGATTAACTGGTGTAATGAGCATTTTAAAATAATAGACGTTGAAGAACTTTACACTTATAAGCAGTTAATAAAAGAAGCTGAAGCAGTTAAAGACGCTTGGAATTATGACGCGCTTTTAATAGACCCTTATAACAGCTTGAGTAAAGACGCTAAACTACAAAAGCTAACAGGTAATTCACACGACTATGACTACCAAGTAGCGAGTGAGTTTAGGTTGTTTGCAAAAAAGCAAGATGTAACAGTATTTTTAAATGCTCACGGAGTTACAAATGCCTTGAGGCAGGTACACCCAGCTGGACACGAATACCAAGGTTTACCAAAGCCTCTTACAATGGGCGACGTTGAAGGCGGTGGAAAGTGGGGTAACCGTTCTGATGACATTATTTGTATTCATAGATATACAGGTAGCTCAACCGATTGGATGTATAGTGTGTTGAGTATATTAAAAGTAAAAGAAAATGAAACAGGAGGCAGGCCAACACCTTTTGATGAGCCAATAAAGTTAAGAATGAAAGTTAATAATGTAGGTTTTGAATTTATGGGCAAAGATTTATTAACACGCAATAAGGTAAAAGACTTACAATTTTGATAATAATTGGTTTTTTCATTGTTTTATTATTAATTTGTATAGTGTTTGCTCATATAAATAAAGCAGATATTATAATAAGTCCGATAAAAGGTATGATGTTTGGAGCATTGTACCATAAAGACGAATATTTAGGAGAAAATGAATACACAATACAGTTCCTGTTTTTTTTATTTAGCATCAATATAATATGGGTAGAGGAGCAGGATGGTTAAAATATGCAGCCAAAGATCACAAAAAGTGGATTAAAATTGTTAATTCATTTGGTAAAACTAATGTCGCTGAAGATATAGTTCAAGAGGCTTATATGGTTTTATACAAATACACAGATGAAGAAAGTATTGTACATAATGGCAGGGTTAATCAGGGATATATGTTTTATACTTTGCGCTCTGTATTTTATCAATATCACAAAATTAAAAAACGAATACAGGTTACAAGTATTGATGATGAAGAATATACGTCGCAAATACCAGACAATATTGAAATGGATGAGGAAATAGCTTATGGTTCTTTTTTACAACTTGTTGATAAGAGTATGGAAGATTTTAATTGGTATGACAGAAAGCTTTGGAAGTTGTATAGCCAGACAGATATGTCAATTAGAAAGATTGCAGCTGAAACTAATATAAGCTGGGTAAGTATTTTTAATTCTTTAAAAAATATAAAACAAATATTAAAGAATAAATTAGCTGAAGATTATGAAGATTTCAAGAATGAAGATTATGAATTATTAAAATAACAATATGGAAAAGCCAAAAGACAAGCGCACTAAAGAATATAAAGATTGGAAAAAAAGGTATGATAATGACAGTAAAGGCGTAGGAGATACGGTTGCTAAAATAACTAAGGCAACTGGAATAGAAAAAGCTGTTAAGTTTTTAGCAGGAGAAGATTGTGGCTGTGACGAAAGGAAAGACAAATTAAATAAAATATTTCCATATTATAGGCCTAATTGTTTTACTGAAGAAGAGTTTAATTTTATAGGCCAAAAGATTAAAGAAGTAACAAGTAGAATAGAGCGTGATGACGTGCCTAAATTACTTAGTATATATAACAGGGTATTTAATGACAACAAACAGGCCACAGCCTGCGACAGTTGTTTTGTGAATGGGGTTTGGGCAAAATTAAAAACAATATACAAACACTACGAATAATTGAAAGAGCAAGCGCTTTTTATATATATAACAGATTGTTGTTATCCTGATTTAGTTAAGGCAAAGAAACAGATGTCAAAATGGGATTGTTATAGCCCAGCAACTAAGCACAGGATTGAACTAAAGTGTAGGCGTGTACATTATGATACATTGATAATAGAAAAACCTAAGTATGAGGCTATTATAAATAAATGTAAAGAAAATAACGATGTACCTATATATATTAATTCAACGCCTAAAGGGGTTTATAGATTTAATTTAAGTAATTTTGAACCAATATGGGAAACAAAGTATTTAAACAGAACAACAGATTTTAGTAATAGGGCTTTAATACCTAAGGAGATTTTTATGCTACCTGTAAATGAAGCCGAAATAATTTAACAATGAACACGACAGAAAAGAAAATACACTTAATGCAAGAAGCTGAATATTATGCTGACTTTAATTTAGTTGGTGAGTTAATAATTAAAGCAAAAAAAGCGAAGCCAAATAGCACACCAGTTAATAAAATGTATAAATGCTGGCAAAGTATCGGGCTTTACGTTCATAGCCTTATAACAAACGCAGAACATATAGAGACTATAATAACACAATATAGATCTGACAAGTTAAGGGCAATAACAAGAGCCCAAACAGCTGAAAATAAAATTGCTGAGTTACAGGGAGAAATAAAATTACTAAAAACTAAAATTGGTTTAGGATTGTAAAGTAATTTAATTTTTATTTGTTTGTTTAAAAAATGTTTACTATTTTTACAAAGTAAAACAAAAACAAATGAACAAATATAATAGAGTAGTACACGAACAACTTTTTAACGAGTGGCCAACAAAAGATATTTTTGATTTAAAATATCACATTGAAGGTAAGGAACAAAAAAACTCGCACGACCTTAGAACTTTAGAGGTCATAACCTTAGTACTTGAGAAAAGATGAGCTATTGGGATATGATATACGCAGATTACACAATGTCTGAATTGATAAAAGGTATGAATGACGACAACTTGTTAACCTACCAGCAAAGAAGATATGAACTAGAGTTTAACAAAAGGCTGGCAAAAAAGCTAGATGATGTAAACGAGTTTGAAAAAAAATGGGGTGAGTGTACAAGTTCAAGGGCGATGCGAAAATACTGCACTGACAAAAAGTACAGGGAAAGAGTACACGCCTTTAATAAATCAGTAATTGAATCAAGTAAATACTATTAAAATGATAACATTATTAAACGGCGATAGCTGGCTTAAAGAAGAGTTGATAACGCAAATGTACGATGACAACTTTTATTATAACACACTAGGCGTAGACAAGGCTCTTAGCACAAGTAGCCTAAGTCAATTGTTAGATTCACAAGAGGATTTCCTTAGGTATTTAAAAGGTAAAAAACAAAAGGAAAGCGATGCGCTTAGAATGGGTAAGCTTGTTCATTGGGCTTACCTAGAACCTAAAAAGTTTTATTCATTAAAGTTTGTAGACACCGAAAGAAC